GTTCGCCAGCTTCAGTTCTCTGGCATTTTTGTCGCGCAGGGCTTTGTAGGCGATTGCGTTATCACGGTAATGATTAACAGCCCATGACAGGCAGACGATGATGCAGATAACCAGAGCATAAATAATCGCGGCGACTCTGCTCACTGATCTATCCCCCAACAGGCTAATGCGCTTTCCTGGTCACGACGAATAACCTGTCCATAGCAGTTATTTGAACGTATGCGGCAATCGCGCCCACCATCTTTTATCCACCAGCGAATCGCCTCGCATGCACCTTTACGATCACCGGCATTCAGCCGCTTATAAAACGTCGACGGGAAACACTTACCGGGGCCAATGTTATAGGGACAAAATGACGCGATACCCGCTTTCTGTGGTTCGGTCAGTGGCACTTTAATATTGCGCTCCACCCATGCCAGCGCCTTATCCCGTTCAATGGCGTTAACCTGGTCGCATTTTTCCTTCGACAGTTTCATACCGGGAACAACGGGTTTTCCATCCACCACCGTGGCACCCCGACAGATGGTCCAGATGCCGGAACCATCGCGGTATGCCGTTGTGTGGTTACCTTCTTTTTCATCCAGAAACTGGTCGAGAATATCAGGCGCAGGCGCACCGACGGCAATCAGTGCCAGAACGGCAGCCGACAGGCCGTATCTGATTTTTGCGTTCATGGATATTTATCAGGATTTATCGGTTTCTGAACCCTGGATATGTTTATCTGTCCCGGCCTGTTGAATCAGGCAAGGAATAGTTAAATACAATAGAGAGGATTGTTTATGGACAATAGCACCATTTCTCTACAGGAGTTGCTCGACTGCATTTCCAGGCTTCGGGATGATGTAAATGCCCTTACTGTCGCATTTTCATATCTGGCATTCTCAATTCCCAAGGAACAAATGCAACCAACACTGGCATCGCTCCAGCTTGAATCAATCAATCCCAAATGGTCCCAGCAACAACAAAATTCTTTCAAGTGGCTGGCGGTATTACTGGAGGAAAAATATGCTGGTGAAATTACCATTTCGGCGGAGTCTTCAGTGAACCAGTAATTCTTCCCGGCAGTTTTCCTTTGTAGGTTATCCACACACTCTGCGCCTCTAAAATTATGGGGCGCTTTTCCGGCGACTGCTCATCCCCTCCACATAACCCGGCAGCAACATCCAGGAAGACCTGTCTGATGCTCCTTCTGGCTGCTGCCTCATAAAACTCCAGCGCGGCACCTTCAACACGGTCCAGCGAGATGTCCAGGTCAAAAATTTCACCGTCAAAGCGTTCTTTGTCCTGTAATGCTAAAGTTACCGTAACTTTATTCTCAAAATTGCGGATCCCTTTCACAATCATTTCATAGTTTTGGACCATTATATTACTCTCCTCTCGCAGCCTTTCTTCTGTCTTCTCTGATTTTGAAGTACAGATTCGTCAGATAAGTCAGAAAGCCCAGAACCAGACTTCCCAGTACACCAATCGCAGCCCACTGAGACGGACTAACCTGATCAAGCCATTGTAAAAACCAGTAGCCAGCACTGCCTGCGGAGGTGCCGTAGGCAATGCCTGTTGATATTTTTTCCATCTGATACATATCCCGCCCCAACAGACCTGTGCTACCGGAAAGAAAAAAGGCCATCAGCAAAACTCTGATGGCCTGAATCACCTTTACCAGTCATGTATGAAAAAATACGCACAACCAATTGACAATAATTATCATTTTCATTAAAAATACCGCGTAACATTCTTATTTCATGAAGAACCATACCCGCCAGCAACCTGAGTAGCAAAAGCTGTTCATCCCCCATATTTTTGCTGGCGGGTTCTTTTTTCTACTGCCCTCCTCCCCAGGAAAAGCATTTCATTCTTTTCTCATTAATCGTTACTGGAGAGAAGGCGGGAAAAAGCCAGCTCTTTGGCCCTAAATAACAGCATGGCTTCAGTCCATACAGAATCTGATTTTCCAGCTCACATAATAACCAGATGATGCAGTTGCAAAATCTGGCAACATCGGATTATTATGCGCCTGTGAAAATTTCTTCACGTTTTATTCCTTGCCGCCCGTGCCTCCCAGCGCGGGCTTTTTTATCCAAAAAATACCCCTCCGGAGAGGGGTATCATACAAGGGGATGACCATGATGCATGGTGCCGGGTGCCTCCCGGTGAGTCCGGCATCAGCATACGAACCCGCGATTATCCCAGAACTGACTGCTGATTCGCCCCGCCGCTTAGGGGGATTCACCATGCGTTTTTTTATTTACAAACTCTTCGCCAGACAAACAACCATTAACTGGCTGAATTGTGAGGTATTTCAATTTTTAGAAAACTGACCAACCTCCGCTTATACGCCGGGCATGGAGCGGATACAAAAAAGCCCCGCAAAAGCAGATCAGAAGGATTCGTTGTAAAAAAAAAGCTGTCAGATTATCGCGCTAATCTGACAGCTACAGCAGGTATCCAAAAACATGGGTGGAAACAATAAGTGAGTTAAGAAGACACGGTGTCGGATTTTTACCGATGAGCCGTTGGCGTGGTCAACCGTGACTCGCTTGTATCAACGATGAATTAATGAAGCCAATCCTTTGCAGGCTATGTACAACCCACCACATCAGCCCTGCTGCATTGCAGGATACACTGTATCTGTAATCATTATACGGCACAGACATCCCACCAATAATTGAATTAATTCACAAAATTGTATTTGCTGATAACATACTGATTTCCTGGATGGTCTGATTAAACCGCTCTGTCTCAAGCTCAACACCTAACGCCCGACGCCCCAGCGCCATTGCTGCTTTTATTGTGGAACCGGATCCCATAAAGAAATCAGCAACCAGATCGCCGGGTCGACTACTGGCATTGATTATTTGCCTGAGCATATCCGCCGGTTTCTCACACGGATGTTTACCCGGGTAGAACTGAACGGGTTTATGCATCCAGACATCGGTATAAGGCACGGAGACTGATACGGAGAAATAGCGCCGGAGAGATTTAAACTCATCCAGCAATTCAGAATATTTGCGATTCAGTGAATCATAAGATGCCACCAACTGGTGGTGTGGTTGTTCCAGTTGTTGTTCCTGAAACTTCTCTGCCGCTATACGGGAAAACAGTGCCTGTAACTTCCGGTAGTCAGCCTCATTCGGCAACTGCCACTGACTGGCACCAAACCAGTGGGAAACCATATTTTTCTTACCTGTGGCTTCGGCAATTTGTTTTGCCGTTATACCCAGTTCGGCACGAGCATCCCTGAAATACGATATCAGCGGTGCCATTATGTGCTGTTTGAGTTCCCTTTCTTTTGCCGCATAGCCGTCACTTTTGCCGCGATATGGCCCCTGGTAATGTTCAGCAAACAGAACGCGCTCTGTGGCAGGAAAATATGCGCGCAGACTTTCTTTATTACACCCATTCCAACGTCCGGACGGCTTCGCCCAGATGATATGGTTAAGCACGTTGAAACGTTCACGCATCATGATCTCAATATCAGATGCCAGGCGATGCCCACAGAACAGGTAAAGGCTTCCGGCTGGTTTCAGTACCCGCCAGAACTGGGCCAGACAGTGGTCCAGCCACTTCAGGTAATCTTCGTCCCCTTTCCACTGATTGTCCCAGCCGTTGGGCTTCACTTTGAAGTACGGCGGATCGGTAACAATCAGATCAATGGAGTTATCAGGCAGGGACTGAATAAAATGCAGGCAATCAGCGTTGATTAAATCAACACTGTTTATTTTTACAGTATTTTCATGGATCAGTAAGCGTAACTCTGGTAGGCTCACTCTGCTTTTGCGCTAAAGCAGTGGGCCGTGGTTCGCTTGTGACAAGTAAGCATGAGCGAATGGCTGGCAGGTGCTACCAACACCCACCAGCCGCCCATTTTCACAGCAGGAAACCGCCATTACTGGCAGCGTCTGAATTTATTCCCGTACCCGCCGTTATCCTTCGCCAGACCCGCCAGAACTAACTGAGTCAGTATTAACTGGCACCGGGCTTCGCTTACTCCGGTAGTTCTCGTCATCATGCGTGGCGTTACCCACTTGTCAGCAGGTAAGAAATGAAGGACTGCGGCGGCGGTTTCTGTCATATCTTGCTGTTTTAGCATGTCTTTTTCCCTTCTGGTTAACATGACATACCAATAACTCTTGTCTAAAAAGCCAGCAAGATAAAAAGTCAGTATTCACGACCACCAGCGTGTTTACTGTGCTGCACCAAGTTTACAGGTACAAAAAAACCGCTCAGCGGCGGGTTTAAGTTGTGTGGCGAAGTAACCACTCTTAACACAGTAATCTAGAAAATGCGGACCGCGTTAGTGATTTTTATCTGTTTTTCCATTATTTTTTTGCCACACAGCTTAAAACGAAAAATAAAGCAGGCGTTGCCAAACCTCACGGTGACAGTTGGCTTAGAATGAGGACATATTTTTGGATAAGTTTGATGAGATTCATGTAGACATTGAATCTGAGCAGCAAGCCTTCGATTTGCTTGAAAGCTATCTTGATGGTTATGGTTTACCTGACAGTTTAAGTTTCAACGGATGGCCAAACCTTACCATCAGATTAACCGGTGAAAAATTCAACAGATCGCTAACACCTTCAGTTATGAAGGGATTTGTTGAAATGCAAGCTCAAATCAACAAATCATATGCCCTTGCCAAGTACGGTGTCCCTGACGTCCGCAAACTGACCAAAGAAGAACTTGATGCCCTAGAAATAGAAGTTACGGTAGAACAGGGTTCTTCAATAGTAGAAATCAACATTGATGGCTTTTTAACCAAACTCACACAGGAACTTGTTGGTAAAATGAACGCAACTGAGATCATGTTTACTGTTCTCGGCGCAGCAGTCATCTGGGGCGGAGTAACAGTATTTAAACGGTTCTTGGACAACCGTAAAGATATTCGCCTTGCAGAAATTGCTAAGGATGGAGAGAAAGAACATCTCCGGACTATGCAGATCATGAGCGAGCAAGAAACTAAACGCCTGCGGGTTATTTCAGAAATGATTGCGGAAAAACCACTTCTCGATAACATGGACCGTATGTCGTATGACGCTAAAACCCAAATGGTCAAATCCTTTGTGCGTTCAGATAACGCTCAAATTGATGGCGTTACTATTGATTCTGAAATGGCGAAAGAGTTGGTTACGAATGCTCGTAGACGTTCATCAGAAATGAGGATTGATGGTATTTACCGAATTGAAGAAGTCAATAATACTGACCCAGAGAGTTTCAAAGTTAAGGTCCGACGCGTAGATACCGACCAACGTCTAACCTGCGTAGTTCAGGATGTTTTCCTTGATGAATCCGGAAACAAAGAAGCATTGCAGCGAGCTGAGTGGGAAAGAAAGCCTGTACATTTGAGCATTAACGCAAAACACGTCGATGGTGACATTAAGTCAGCAGTAATTCTCTATGTTCGAGATGTGGAACAAAAGCCCGAGTAATCGGGCTTCAATAATCAATCTTTAATTTCGGGGTCCATCTCTAGACTAATTTCCAGCATCGATAGGCAGCCATCAATAAACCCCTCAGCCATCTGTATCTCAATGCGTATTAGTTTCTCATCCTTTTTACGAGCCTTGGCGAGCTTTCTTTTAGAGATACCGTATAGGTAATGGGCAACAAGAAGCGAATGTTCGTCCGGCCTTTTTTGCCTTAGACGAGCAAGACAACCTTCAATAATTAATGCATCACTATCTGAACATGCCTGACGTGTTTTGCTTGTATAGGGAAGAAGCCCTTTAAACCCAGCAGCTATAGGAGAATAGTCTACTCCTGAACTATCACTCGCCGCCCATGCTCCCCAACGATCCAGAACCATTTGAATATCACGCATCAACTTTCTCCACAAAATCAGGCCAGCACGCCAATTGCCAGCGCACGATCGATAAAACGAAATATCAGCTCCAGCTGGGAGCCATACTTCTCTTCAAATGCCACGGTATCCGCATGCAGCTCGTCGTGATGCTTTCTGCACAAAGGCAACACAAAGAGGTCATGCGCTTTTGTACCCATTCCCCCCTGACCGTGGCCTATCAGGTGGTGGGGATCATCAGCAGGCTTTCCACAACATGCACACGGCTGTGTCTTAACCCAGCGCGTGTACTTTTCATTAACCCAGCGGCGACGTTTTGGGCGTAACATAAAAGACTCCGGCGACTCCGGATCCACTTTCAGCGCCAGCACCTTTTTCGCCTTATCCTGGATGATGCTGGTGGCAGGAACCGAAGGCACAAGGTCACTTTCCCGGGTGACAGACGGCACAACAGGCTTCGGTAATCTCAGTGCCTTACGGGCTGCACTTTCCGGTAAGGCATCCGCCAGGTCATTACGAATCAGCCACCAGCACAGTTCCGGCATTGTCACAACGTGACTGTCATCAAAACCGAGATCCCGACGCACAACAGACAACACCCAGCGGGCACAGTTATCCGTTGCCATTGATTCCAGCCGTTCCGTGAACTGATCGCGCAGCTGGTTATCGCAGTGCCAGCACAGACGGATTGCGCCCGGCGCGTGTCGCATTGTTGTCATGTTCTCGCTGTGCCAGTCGGAATGAGGCCACTGGCAGCCTTTTTCACGAAGTAACCAGCTTTCAAGACATTCCACGCCACCAGCACGACGGATCACTGCCTCATTGCGGAACACGGCCCGAACGACAGGATCATCCGCCAGCGGTTGTGATGCCGCCGGAACGGCACCACTGGCAAAAGATGAATAACGTTCCGGCTCAGGCTCCAGCAGGACACGCCCCTGCATAAACAGGGGCATCAGCTCTGAACCAGGTCTGAACAATACGATCCCCATACGCGGGGCAATTTCAGGGGTCAGTAGTGCTCTCACAGTCACCTCAATGAACGGTATCGAGCAGCTTTAACAGCTCAGGGAATCGGGATTCGAAGAAATGCGGCTGCGTCTCGCGCGGATTTGCAGGACTGGTGATGTTCTTGCCGAACATGCAGCCTTTCGCTGTCAGCGACCAGAATTTTTTGATGTTGTTAATCGCGGTACGGCTGTATCGTTCGCGCTGCTCGACGATCCCCAGCTTCACCATCTGGTGATATGCCTGATTAGCTGTCAGGCGGATACCATACTGCTTCAGCAGTGCACTCAGTGACAGTGTCGGGCGACTTGAGCCATCGTGTGCATCAGCAGGAGCATCAATGGCATAGCGCGGTGCCAGATTCGGTAAGCCAACAGCCTCCTGGAGTTTCTGACAGGCACCAAGCACTGAAGAGTTAGACAGGTTTAACTCCCGGCGCATAAAGTCCAGCAGGATCACGCCAGCCTGCATCTTGTCAGCAGCCTGTCCGGATAATTTTTCCGGTGCGCTGGTTACCATATCGAAAGTACGGATCACCTTCAGATGGAATGACGGGCTGATCCACATTGCATAGGCATACACCAGTTCTTTGCAGACATACGTCCCCTGGTTATTTCCGCCACGAATAACGTTAACTGGCTCTATATTGACCGAGTTGCAAATCTGCAACTCGCTTATTAAACGTTCAGTTTGCTCATTGCGGAGCCAGAATGCAGGCTTATGCTTATCCAGAGAACCGGCAGCCCTGTGCAGATCGTTCAGGCTGTAACGACCATAAGCATCACGACGAACTTCAATACCATCAATGACCATCAGATTATTCATACTTCGTTTCTCCTCTTAATCAGGCGGCTGCACCCGCCGGTTTCTCGTACTTACTGATAGTGATCTCGACCTTCCCTTCCGGGATAACCGGTCCCCACTCCACCAGCATTCTTTTCACCTGACTGTCGTCTTCCCACACACCCGCATGGGTCAGGGCGTCAAACAGCGCCTTGTTATAGTTGTCCAGATCGCGGATCCGGTTATCCGGAGGAAACAACACGATCTCCACTGAAGCAGGTGCCGACGTTGGTTTCGGCAGACGACGTAACTGCTCAACTATTGCTGCGCACGCCGCGCTCTGGAATTTGCGCCCCGCTGCGCTTATCAGACTCTTACCAGCAAACGCCCCTTTGTTGGGGTGTCGCCTGTACGTGTTCACGCTGGGAGGGAAAGGCAAGATCAGCTTCATACTTTCAGGCCCCTCTCATGTAACCAGTGGGCTGCACGCAGCCTGGCGTTTTCCTCACCGGCAAGCAGTGCGCGGATAATCCCGACCGCCTCGCTGTCGTCGTCCTTCACCGCGGTATGAAGAGTTATCCCCCGGGCCACGCCACGCTTTATCGTGATGACGCTTTTTTTCTCCAGTGCGCGAAGATGCTCCACCGCTGCATTCACCGAACGGTATCCCAGCATGGTTGCCACCTCCTGATTGGTTGGCGGAAAGCCACGTTCTTGCTGGTAAGAAATCAGCATATCCAGCACCTGCTGCTGGCATTGAGTTAACGTCGTCATGCCGCCATCTCCCTGACCAGTTTTTCCGCCTGCTGGCGAACCTGCGCCAGAAAGGCCTCACCACATGCCTCAAGTTCATCGCGCCCGATGTAGCTGATTGCCGGTCCCTTCCAGGTCTTGTCGAAAACAGCAATAGCACCAGCGAAGAAAGCGCCTGTCGGCACCTGCTTCTCGTCCTTCGGGATAAACCAGGCTGGCAGTTCAAAACCAATACGCCCGCGAATAAAAGCAATATGGTCTGCATCTTCCGGCCACCACACTTCGCTGGTGGCAGCTTTGATCAGGAAAACATAGCGCCCGCCTTTATCACGCATGGCACTGGCATGCTTCATGATGTAACGCATGCCGGTGATGTATTGCCCCTCATGCTGACTGGCGCGGCTGTACGGGGGATTACCAAAGGCAGCACCTTT